TGGAAGGTGTTGATCAAGCGGTTGACTTCAGTAAGGCCCAGCTGCCTGACGTGATTGAACAACTAATTCACTGGAAGATGGCGGCGTACAGCCTGAGAATCTTTACCTGCGCAGTGATCGCGATTGACATGTGTTTCGCTTTCAAAAAAGCATATCAGTGGCATGAAGGATACGAAAAAGAAGCAGCTGGTTTTTTTGGCATGATGTTCTCTGCAATGATCTTTATGGCATCGTTTGTTGTCCTTTCTGGCAACATCGGAGACTTGATACAGCTATGGCTTGCCCCAAAGGTTTGGCTGATTGAGTATGCCGCACAGCTAATGATTAAGCAGTGACCATTACAAAGCTCATCCAGTGGTGAGCTTGATAATGATTACAAGCAGTACGGTTAGCCTCGCTGTGAAGCGTTGCGAAGCTTGTTGGTAGGTAAAGCGTCGTGATGGAATTATCCCCTGGTGTAATCAACTATTGAGATAAGACCATGAAGCCATAAGACACTACCACCTTCAACCTGCTGACTGAAGAAATCAGAAGCAAGAAAAGCACAGCTATTGAGGCTGCGAAAATCCTAATAAAAGGCTACAGGATTAAAGCAAAATGCTTAACTCCTGCTCAGTATCAAGAATTGCTGAAATTAGTATAAATAGAGCCGCCTCCGGGCGGTTTTTTATTGCCTGGAGAAACCATGCCTGACACCTACCACATCACAGTAACCACTAAGTCAGGTGAAACCCACGAAGGCCTGATGAACCGATCACAACCAGAAGTGGTTAACGGCTTCATCGGTGTCGCCAAAGAAGATGGCTCATGGGTTTACCTGGCGCCGGACGACGTGCTCAAGATGGAGTACGTGCCGGATAAGCCGGATTTAGTCGTCTCTTAGGACATCCCGTTCATTCCAGATTCTGATGGCTAAAAAGATAAGCCGAATCATCAAAGTAAAGAATTGATATTTCTTCATATACATCTCCACAATTAACCATTTGCGAAGGCAGAGAGTTCTGCGTTCATCTATTGGGCGGGTTAATGGTGGAGAGCATTAAAAGTCTATTATCGTAGACAAAGGAGTACACATGGCATCACCTGACTGGGAGGCTATCGAATCGGCTTACCGGGCTGGTTCGTTGTCAATACGCTCTATCGCAGATAAGCATGCGGTAACAGAAGGTGGCATACGCAAGCGAGCCAAGCAAAATGGCTGGCAGCGCAACCTCACAGAGAAAGTGAGAGAGGCCACCAAAACAAAACTGGTACGCAGTGAAGTACGCACAACCGGTACGCAGAAAGAAGTGCGTACTGATGAAGAGATTATCGAAGAGGCTGCTGATGAGGCGGCCTCAGTTGTTATGGCGCATCGTGAAGGCCTGGCTGCATGGCGCGGCATTACTAATAAGCTTCGCGACTTCCTCGAAGATGCCGACATCACCGAAGAAAATCACGCTTCAATGTCCCGTTCGATTACGGCAGGCGTGGATGCACAGATCAAAGTGATTAACGCAGAGCGCAAGGCGTACAACCTGGACAGTGAAGAAGGCAATAAGACCGTCGACAACCTGTCTGACCTGATGGATTCATTGTCTCAGGGGGCGTAATGAAACCTGAGCACCTAAAACTGCTGGCTGACAAAGACTGGCGATTGAATAATCTTTATTTTATTACCGATAAATCTGGCAAGCAGCAACGCTTCCGGATGACGCCTGAGCAGCGCGAATACTTCGAAGGTATCCACACCCGCAACATCATCCTTAAGGCTCGCCAGCTCGGATTCACGACTGAGGTTTGTATCATTCAGCTGGATGCGGCCCTTTTCGAGTCCGCCAAATGCGCCCTAATCGCCCACACACTGAATGACGCAAAGCGCCTGTTCCGTGAAAAAGTGAAGTACGCCTACGATCGGTTACCGGCAGAAATCAGAGCGGCCAACCCGGCCAGCAATGACTCTGCCGGGGAGTTGGTATTCAAGAAGGGCGGCTCTCTCTACGTCAGCACCTCATTTCGTGGCGGCACGCTGCGTTACTTGCACGTTTCCGAGTTCGGGAAGATATGTGCCAAGTATCCCGATAAAGCCCGTGAGATTGTCACTGGTGCGTTTGAGGCGGTATCAACCGGTTGCTTTGCCACCATCGAAAGCACAGCAGAGGGCCGGGCAGGTTACTTCTTCGATTACTGTCAGACCGCCGAAAAGGCACTGTTGCAGGGTAAGAAACTCTCACCCCTCGACTGGAAGTTCTTTTTCTTCTCCTGGTGGAAGAATCCTCAGTACGCAATTGACCCGGTAGAAGCTTTACCGCAGCGTCTGGTTGATTACTTCTCTGAGATGGAAGCCAAGCACGGCGTTATTCTCAACGAGCGCCAGAAAGCCTGGTACTTAGCCAAAGAGAAAACTCTAGGCGACGATATGAAGCGGGAATATCCAACGATCCCCGCTGAAGCATTCCAGCAGTCTGTTGAAGGTGCTTACTACGCCAAACAGTTCCGCTGGCTCTATACCAACAAACGTATTGGCACCTTGCCTGATAACTCACATCTGCCGGTTCACACGTTCTGGGATATTGGCGTGGGTGACTCAACGGCTATCTGGTTCGTGCGTGAGGTTGGCGAAGAGTTTCACGTCATCGACTACTACGAAAACAGCGGGGAAGGCCTCAGGCATTACATGAAGGTGCTGAAAGACCGTGGCTATGAATACGGTGAGCACTGGGGGCCGCACGACATCGAAAACCGCGAGTTCGGTTCTGATGCCAAGTCCCGTAAAGAGCTGGCGCGTGAAGGGTACGAAATCGACGGCCAGACCTACTCAATGACATTTAAAGTGGTGCCGAAAACGGGCGTTGATACCGGGATTGAGTCCGTGCGTGAAATCCTTCCTAAGTGCGTATTCGATGAAGAGAAGTGTGCTGAAGGCATCACCCATCTCGAAGGCTATCGCAAAGAGTGGGACGACAAGCGCGGCTGCTGGAAAGATAAGCCGCTTCACGATCACACATCACACGGCTCCGATGGGTTCCGTTACTTCGCTGTTGCGAAGAACAACCGTAAGCAGGTCGGCGCAATCTTCTTCTAAGGAGTTCATCAGTGAGTGAACAGAACAGCGAGGTTTCATTCCTCGTCAATGCCCTTACTGATGCTATAGGGCGCCAGCGCATGCTGTACGCAGGCATGAACGGCAATACCAAACGGACAAAGCTGTGGGATGAGTTTGGTTACCCAGACCAGCTGTCATTCGATAACTTCTACCGGCAGTATCGGCGTGGTTCGACCGGCTTCTCAGCTGTGCACAAACTTCTTGATTCCTGCTGGACTGATAACCCAACCATCATCGATGGCGACGAAGACCGAGAATCAACCAAGACAACGGACTGGGAAAAGTCAGTCACGAAGCTGATGAAAAAGCATTGGGCAAAGATTAAAGATGCCGATCGCCGCAATATGGTTGGCCGGTACTCAGCCTTACTGATTCAGGTCCGGGATAACCGGAACTGGAGTGAGCCAGTGGATATCGCAGCGGTTAAGCGTCTGGGCGTGAAAGCTCTGGTTAAGCTAATTCCGGCATGGGAGGCGCAGATTACGCCAGGCAACACTGACGTGGACACCTTCTCCGATACCTACGGCCAGCCGGTCAGCTATCACTTCAATGAGCAGCCTGTTGGTGATGATAAAACCACTGGCAGCCCACGCGCCGTTCATGTGCATCCCGATCGCATCATCCTGTTGTGTGAAGGTTCAGAGGACGAGAATATCCTCTCTGGCATCCCACTGCTTGAGGCCGGGTATAACGACCTGTTGGACATCGAGAAGACCAAGGGCGGAAGCGCTGAAGGTTTTCTGAAGAACGCCAGCCGCCAGTTGGGAATCAGCTTTGATGCCGCTACCGATATGACGGCGATTGCGAAGATGGCTAAAGAGGCTGGATACAAAGACCTCGGCGAAGCCATGAACGACAAGATGATGAAGTTGAATCGCGGTACTGATTCGGCACTGGTAACTCAGTCTGGCACCACGTCTGTGCTCTCTGTTGCAGCAGCTGACCCAACACCAAGTTGGGAAGTCTCCGCAAATTCCTTTTGTGCAACGATTCAATGCCCATTCAACATCCTGTTTGGCAAACAGACCGGGAACCTTGCCTCTGAAGAAGATAAGACGGCCTGGGCAACGCGCTGCAATGGCCGCCGGTGGGGCTTCATGAGTGACGTGGTGACACGAGTCATTGAGCGCTTCTGGACAATCGGCATCATCGACCCACCTTCAACAGGTGAAATCAGCCTGGCATGGTCTGACTTACTCGCACCGAGTGAGAAAGAGAAGATTGCTAACATGCAGGCTTTGTCTGACGTGGCCCAGAAGACCCAGCAGGCATTCGGCACATCTGCCGTTGAAGTAAATGAGATACGCGCAGCCGGTGAGCTGGAGCCAATGAAAGAACCGGCCACTCCAGACCCAAACAAAAAACTAACCGATAAGGACCCGCTGACAGATGACGATGACAGCGATAACCCGAATCGGGACACCGATAATACCGCGCAATAAAACTGACCCCACGCAATCATCCCGGCAGGTTGGCCAGATGTACCGTGACATTGAGCAGCGTTATCAGGACATCAAGCGTGCTCTAAAGGCGCTGTTCGATGAGCGGCTAACTGGCAGGGTGCGAGAATCCAACGCTGAGCAGACGTATATGGTCTGCAATAACGTGGATACGCCCGCCACGCTTTACCAGTGCAACGCTGGCACCTACATCTATGACATGCCAGCCATTCAGCTTGCTGATCTGTTGCAACGCGTACAGGTAATTCTGGACGATGCGTTGCTTGATGGTGGTAGCCAGAATTTGTGGGCGCTGGAGTATGTAGCAGCAGAGTACGAGCGCGGAACGCATCAGGCATTCACGAATCTCTCTGTGCAATCACCGGTCTACGCCCAGCAAACCACTCTGGTGCAGTTGCTCAGCTCTCCGGTTTATCAGAACCAGATAGCAGCGGCTTACGTTTCAACCTACAGCGACTGGGTAGGGATTAGCGATGCTGCGCGTGCTGATATGGCTAACGTGATATCCGATGCGATCGGCAGGGGAATTAACCCGCGAGAAACAGCCGGCATCATCAGTAAGCGTCTCGATGTGTCGATGGCTCAGGCCAAAAACATTGCACAGACCGAGCAGGTTGGTGCGCTGCGTAAAGCTCAGTGGCAGGAAACGGACTGGGCAAAAGAAAGACTGGGCCTCAACACCGCCATTCTCTGGCTGTCCGCCCTGAAGCCTACAACGAGAGCCTGGCATGCATCACGGCATGGACGCACCTACACCACTGAAGAGGTAGAGGCGTTCTACGCAGAGCGCGGAAATCGCTATCACTGCTACTGCGGGAACATTCCGGTAATTATGGATGATAACGGTAAGGTGGTGAATGAGGGATTAATTCAGCGCCTTGCATCAGAAAGAAAGAGCTGGAGCAGTTAGTTAGTTCATGAAAATATAGTTGCTCTAAATAAGGAGACTATATGGAAGACTTTTGGTTTTATTCTTGGGCTAGCTATGCTTCATCAGAGGCAGGCGGGCAAACAATTTTTAAGGCTGGCTCCGATGTTGTAAGTGTTGATGAGGGGATGCCTCCAACTGAGGTTTTTATGTCGATTATTAAACACATTATCCAAATCCATGGTTTATCCGATGTACACATCACAGCTTTGAATCGAGTCTAAAATTAAAAATTAATTAAAGGTCGCTCAGGTGGCCTTTTTTATTGCCTGAAATCCACCAAAGAGGACACAGCATGTCACGCATCTGCGTAAACGTGCTGTCGGTCATCAACTCCGCTTCAAACATCACCACTGAAACCATTAATGGCGCAGAGCACATCGTCGTGAAAAACGTCGTGCCTGTCCGTGACGGCATCGTGCTGAATGGCGGATTGTACCCGGCAGAAGAAAACACGAAGGGCTACAAGAGCCTTGAAGATAAACCCATGCCATATGGTCACCCCAAAGTCGATGGTCGCCACGTCAGCGCCAGCAACGTCAGGGCGGTGAATGAATACCACATTGGCGCATACACACGAAACGTCAGAAAAGAAAACGGTCAGGTTCTGACTGATGCAGTGATTAACCGCCGCTTCGCTGAAGGTTCTGAGAAGGGGCGGAAGGTTCTGCAACGCCTGGACGACATGGCAGCAGGTAAAAGCGTTGAGCCTATCGGCATCTCAACCGGCCTGCTGCTTAACAGAATTGAGGCAAAAGGCGAGTCGAACGGCAAGCGTTATACGTGGATTGCCACCAATCAGGTTTATGACCACGTTGCGATCCTTTTGGATGAGACGCCAGCTGGCACTCCAGAGGAGGGAATCGGCATGTTCGTTAATGCCGAAGGTGATGAAGTCCAGGTGGAAACCGTAAACCTAGCTGATTCAGATACGCCCGATCCGCAAGACCCCGCTTTTAAGCAGATGTTCAACAACTTCATGGCGTTTTTCAGCGCCAACAACAAGCCCGTCAAAGAGGAAGCAAACCCGATGAAAGAACTCATCACCAACGCGCTGAAAGCGAAAGGCAAAGAGGTCGAAGGTAAGACTGAGGCTGAGCTGATGAATGCGTACAACCAGATGGTCGCCGAAGATGCCAAAGCGAAAGCTGACGCTGATGAAAAGGCGAAGAAAGAAAAAGAAGATGCTGACGCTAAAGCGAAAGCTGAAAAAGAGAAAACTCCAGCAACCAACAACGAAGAAATGCCAGCCTGGGCGAAATTGCTGGCCGATCGCGTCGATACCGTAGTTAACAGCCTTGCCGCCAACTCTGACAAAGAGAAAGGCGAAAAGCGTGCTGCTGTGAAAACAAAGTTCGGTCTCGATGACATCGCAGTCAACGCGCTGGACGGTGCCGCTCTTGATGGCCTGTTCGCTCAGTGCCAGACCTCTACCGGCCTGAATGGTGCATTCCGCCAGGTCAACTCATCTCAATCAGTCAGCGAAATGCCGGAGTAAATAATGGCTAAAGATGGAAAGCATGTAATCCACGCGGGCGGTGTATTCCCCAATCCACTGCTTAACCGTGAAGGTGGCGCAGCCGCAGAAACTCAGGCGGGCACTGTTGGTGCATTCGTTGCCGGAAAATTCACAGCGTCCGCAGACGGCGCAGAAGCTGCAATTCTCTACGTTGCAAATATGGATTATCTCCGTTGCCTTGGTGTTGATGATCCTATTCCAGCTAATGAATTGGTTGTAGGCATCCAGCCATTGCCAGGCATGTTCCTGAATGTTCGCGCCGCAGCAGGCACCTACGTTAAAGGCCAGCCAGTTGCTGTGGCAGCAGGTCGAATCACTGCCGTGGTGGCTGACGCCGCTGTATTCGCTTATGTCGAAGAAGATAAAGCTGTCACTGCGGTGGCCGGCGATCTGATTCGTGTTGTGTTCAAGTAAGGAGCACCTGAATGTTTGTATTCTCTAAAAAGCTGGGCGAAACGTCCGGCAATCTGGAAGTTAACCAGTCTCAGTTCGCCGAGCTTCAGACTGCCCGTCAGGAAGGTGCTCAAGCCGCTGCTGACTTCATTGGTCGCGCTCGCGGCATTCGTGAAGATGGCGGCCGCCTCGATGCAGTGAATGCAGTCGACGATATCCGTCGCCTGTATCGTGCATTTGATACTACTGTGCTGGCTCAATTCGAACCAACCACGCAGTTCACCTTGCTGAATGACCTGATGCCTCTGTCTCGCTCAGTGCGCATTGAGCAGTCTCGTTACGATTATGCCCGTACCGGCGGTCGTGGCTGGGCGCACACCTCTATGTCGGGCCAGATTGGTGCGGCGCTGGACGCCAAGTCCTACACCTTCGATGGCACCATGGTTCCTATCCATGACAGCGGCTTCAAGTTCAACTGGCGTGACCCAATATTCAACAGCCCTTCTGCGCTTCAGTCCCAGGCTGATTCACAGCGTGGATCGGTAGAAGATGTTCAGCGTCAGTACGTTGACTACATGTTCAATGGCTTCCGTGACTCTCAAGGCAATTTCGTTCAGTTTGACGGGTTGACCTGGAAAGGCCTGAAAGCTGATGAGCGTGTTGCTCAGGTTGATCTGACCTTCAACTTTGCTACCAGCACCGATCCGGTTGCACTGCGCACTAACGCCATCGCTTTGCGTGACACCATGCGCATTTCCAACAACCAGTACGCACCGCAGACGTGGTATGTGTCGGCTGAAATCATGTCGAACTTTGAGCGTTACTTCGACGTGAACGCAACCCGCACAGTGCTGGAGGAGATCCTGAAGCTGTCCGGTATCGCCGCCATCAAAGAAGATGCGCAGTTGTCCGGTAATGAAATCCTGATCGTGCCACTGACTGCTGGCGTTATCGCGCCAATCGTTGGCCAGGCAATCGGCACCGTTGCTGATCCGCGTCCGTTCTACAACAGCGACTACATCTGGCGCACCTGGGGTGCAATGGGCCTGATGGTGAAGCAGGATATCAACAGTAAATTCTCCGTAATCCACGCCTCTTAAGGAGCAACCATGGCACTTGTAAAAATTCTGGCTAAGAACCTGTTTGCCGGTGCCAGCTTCCAGAAGTTGGATGCTGGTCAGGTTTATGAAGTTGATGATTCGATCGCTGAAAAGTGGATCGCTCAGGGCAAGGCTGAGAAAACCACTGAGAAGAAAGGCGAAAAGCTTACCTTCGAAGTGGCCACGCCCTCAGCGCCAGTATCTACCGATACCGCAGTCCTTCAGTCAAAGCTGGATGCAGCTAACGATCAGATTAAAACCCTGACTGACGCAGCAGAGGCGAAAGAAAAAGAGCATGCGGATGCACTGGCTGCTCAAACCAAGCGCGCTGACGATGCCGAAGCTGCACTGGCAGCGGCAACCAAAAAGGATAAGTAACCATGGCAGAGCAGATAACGGCAGCGCAGGTTAAACAGCAGTTATCTGCGCTGGGTTACTCCGTCCCGGACTTCATGATTGAGGCCTACCTTTGCAAGCTGGGCAGCATAAGCATGTGCCTGGAGGCGGCTGGCTACGATGAGTGCGATATGGTTCTGATTCAGGTCTACGCCGTGACGTTGATGGCAGTAACCGCATTCAGCCAGCGCATTAAGTCACAGTCAGCGCCTTCAGGGGCGTCGCGTTCATTCGATTACAACGGTGATGTAAAGACGATGCGGAACACGCTGGCGGCTCTCGATACGTCAGGGTGCACCGCTTTATTGCCGATCGACGTTGGCACGAGTGTTGGCTTCTTCGACGTTGTGGGTGGCTGCTAATGTGGATTCCAGCATCTCAACGCAAACCCAAAGCATTCAGCCGGGTGTGGGTGAAGACTGATAGCGGAAAGCAGACAACTGGTTACGTTACCGCGGCTGGCGAGTGGCGCATCAATTGCCCACGCATAGCTGCTGAGAAGCCTGCCGTGATCAGTTGGAGGGAATAGCCATGTCATCTCTTGCTTCGTGGTCTTACACAGCGCCATGCACTATCTGGAAGAATCTCGGAGTCAGTGATGCGGGTGATTCTCTGGGATTCGCTGCCCCGGTGATTATCATGGCCGACTATCAGGGGGGCCTCTCTGCGAAGATTGGCAATATCGGTACTGAAATCGTGGTGAAAAACACTTTTTGGAGTGAGTTTTCCGAAGCGAATAAGGGGGATTATCTGCTGATTGGAACATCAACTGAGGCCGATCCGCTGACAGCGGGTGCTGACGAGGTGATGCAGGTTATCCGTTATGCGGACACCTTCGAACGTTTGATGGATGACTTCGCAATTCTCACTGGAGTTTAGCGATGGGCGTGAAGGTTAAAGGCATCCGCCAGGCTCAGCAAAACCTCAATCGGCTTATCGGTGACATTCAGGGGAGAAAGGCGGTAAGGGCGTTGCAAAGCGCACTGATTATCGGCTCGTCTCAGGCAGCACTCTACACCCCGATCGACACATCAACTCTCATCAACAGCCAGTACCGCGAGCTTGAAGTAAGCGGCACCAGACTGACGGGGAGAGTGGGTTACTCGGCAAATTATGCTGTTTACGTTCACGACCCCAACGTTCCGCAAACCTTCCGCCGGGCTACTGCTCAGAAAGAGTTCCTGACGAAAGGCTTTGAGGATAAACGCGAGCTAATCGACAGGACGATCAAGAAGGAGATGTCAATTTGAATCCTCCAATGCACGACCGCCTCCGGGATTACTTCATCTCTGCTGGCCTGACTGACGGCTTCAAGGTTCAAAAGCTCATCTGGACCGACTCTGGAGCTAAAACTGACAAGTTCATGGTGTTCCGGCCAAACGGTGGCTCAAATCTCCGTAACGAGCTGGGCGGTGAGTATTACGTGATGGTCGATGTGATTGGCGCCATGAATGGCAATAAGGCAACTGATGACGCAGTACAGGCCATTATTCAGCGCGTTCAGGCTGACCCTTTACCCAGCAACTGTATTGGCTATATCGAAAACTTTGGCGGAGTTCCCGCGCCAGTCATGACAACAGAAGGAAGGTTAGTTTACAGGCTGCAATTTGCTATTAAATATGGTGAGTGAACTGTATAATTAACCAGTGGCTAGGCTGATCCCCGAAAGCCCGGTTTCGTCGCCGGGTTGCCACACCCACCAAACGACGAGCAACTTTGACGAGGTTGTAATGCATATTTCTAAAGGAAAAGAATTACCAATTGATTTCCTACATGAATGCTTTTCTTTCGATCCACTGCGCGGCGAATTAATTTGGAATGTTCGTCCAGAAGGACATTTCAAAACGCTGAAAGGTTGTCGAGTTTTCAACTCAAAGTGTTCAGGTAAGCCGGCTGGTTCAGCCCACAACAGGGGGTATCTGGCCGTTAACATTTATGAGGTTGCATACTTAATTCACCGAGTTTGCTGGGCTATGTATTATGGGCAATGGCCTGATAGCGACCTAGATCACATCAACGGCAATAAGTCTGACAATCGCATCGAAAATCTGAGGGCGGTCACCCGAGAAACAAACTCAAGAAACCAAAAGCTCAGAAGCAACAACTCCACTTCATGCATGGGCGTGACCAAGGATAGAGGTGCATTCCGAGTTAGAATTAATGTTGATGGCAAGAGAATAAGTGTTGGCTCATATCCTTCTCTTGAGGATGCAATCATTGCCAGGAAGGAAGCTGAACGTAAACACGAATACCACGAAAACCATGGCAGATAGCGATGGTTTAACTAACGAACCCGCCTAGTGCGGGTTTTTTATTGCCCAAAGAAAGAGGAATTACGTTTATGGCTATCTGCCAAACAGACAATTCAAAACTTTTTGGCCGCGCCATTGTGCTCGAAGTAGCCGATGGTTGTGCCGATGCTATCCCGCAGGAGTCAGAGTGGAAAGCGCTGGCCGCGGGTACAAGTAAGGGCTTCGACTTCTCGCCTAACAGCGTGACGTCGGATGCCGATGACACCAAAGGCTACGTTGAGAATATCGTCACCAACGCTGACTTCACTATCTCCTTTGAAGGTGAGGTTCGCCGCAATGACAAGCTCGACCAGTACGGTGTTGGGCGCCTGATTAAGTACTTCAACACTGAGATCCAGGCAACCCGCCAGCCGACCCTCTGGGTGCGTATGGAATTCGGCCCGGTAACCTTCATCGGTTACATGCTGATTAACGCCCTGAGTTCTGACGGTGGCACCAACGACATCATCACTTTCTCCACCGAGTTTAAGGTTGCGGACGCCGATACCATTCAGGTTATCGATACCGATGATGCTGTGGCAGTTACAGGCGTTACCGTGACTCCTGCAACAACATCACTGGCCGTTGGAGTAACCCGTCAGCTGACCGGCGCGGTTCTGCCTTCTGATGCCACTGATAAGGCTGGAACCTGGACCACATCTGATGCAACCAAAGCAACGGTTAATTCGAGCGGTCTGGTCACGGGCGTTGCAGCCGGTACAGCGACCATTACCTTCACCTCAAGTGACGGCGGATTTACTGGCTCAACAGCGGCAACCATCACCGCCTAATTGCCATTTCAGGGGCTTCCACCTGGTGGCCCCGAAAATGACAGTTACCGGATTATCCCATGACCCCACAGAAAGAAATTGGCGAGTGCCTTATCAGCCACGGCGACGATGATTATTTCTTCCGGCCTTCATTCGCAGCTATGTCGCGCATAGGCGAGCCACAGGAGATTGTGCAGGCTTTCTATGACCTGCATAACGATGAAGTAACTCCGTTGCTACAGCGGGCCGTTGATGCCTACGGTGCAATCCCTGCGTGGCTCATTGCACATGTGAGTAGAAAGCAGACCGCCAAGCCTGCCCTGATGGCGGCAATGTCAGTTCTGGCGGCATGCTGCCAGAGCGATGTGTCCCGGCTAATTGGCGAAATCGTGCCGGGCAAGTCGGGAAAGTGGGCATTTGTTTACCGACCTGGATTAATGAGCGCTGTTGAGATGGTGCTGATTGCCCAGTCGCTCATTACACACGGCATCATTGGCAAAGCTAAGGTACGCCAGCTCCAGAGGCATGAGTCAGGGCAGGCAACGACAGAGTTCCGGTCATTCGACTACATCAGCGCAGCCCGCAATCACTTCGGCATAAGCCGTGCAGAGGCGGAGCAGCTTAGCATGACGGAATTTCAGCTAATGCTGAACGCGAAGTATCCGGATCAGAAGGGCTTCACGCGCGATGAGTATGACGCTGTGGCGGATGACTACATGAAGAAAAAAGAGCGACGGCTGGCTTTATCGCGATAATTAAAGATTCATTCGAGCTTGTTTTATCGCTGATAAAATCCAATTGATCAAAAATGAGCAAGCAAGTAAACTGACGAGAACGTCAAGCATATTTTGGGAGGATTCATGACAACATTTAGCTTTGTAATGCCTAATCAGCGTCGCGTACGTGCTGAGATGGATGCATGGGCGGATGGTCATAAAACCCATGCAATTAAGCTTGTGAAACTATCTCCGGAAAAGTCTAAGCAGATTTCCCGGCGCATGGCTGAGTCCATGTCGAAACATAAAGATGGTAAATTCGAATTAGCTTAGACATTGACTAGTAATCTAAAAAAATTCAAAGGGGCAGTGTTTCTGTCCCCTGCCTTCAAAGCTGATATGGATAACGCTTCAGCAGATGGGGACACAACACTTTCCGATCTAAAAGATGCTTTTAAGAAATATTGGAGCTCCGGATTTCACCCATCTTTTGGTCAAGACGCACATTTTGCCAAACCCAAAGAAATCCTTTCTCTAAGTGTGCGCAAATCCCATGTGGACAATGGCGTATACCGTAATGATAAGGGATACACTTCTACTGAAGGTGCATGGGTTAAGTGGCGATCTGGTAAGGAGTATATAAAGCCTGCCAGTGATGCTTACCTCATATATGCCGTCACTGATCAGCGTAATGCCATGCTGAATGCGTTCCTCGATGAAGATGCGCATAACACAGTAGAAAACATGGCTTATATGGATGAAATAATTGAAGTTACCTATAAATTTTATCATCAAACCAATTCAAAGCCGATGCCAATTGACGAGCATGATGCCTTGTTTGATGATAAATGGCTAGAAGACTAAACCCGCCACCCGGCGGGTTTTTGCTTTCTGGCCCCGTAAAATTATTTTCATCTCCCAATAACGATTGTTATCCATTGGCGACGATTATCTCATTGATAATGCGGAAGTTATTCCTTTGATAGCTGATTATCAGTGTGCTTAACTACATTTCGAGGGCGGTGGATAAGGGAAGCAAGCCCACTCAGGTGGGCTTTTTCTTGAGGTTTTTTTCTTTCGGAACCACATCATATCTGTTAAGTAAAATGTGAAGAGCAGACTGAGCCGCTTCTTCCGCAGCATCATTAATTATCTGAGATAGATTTGCTTTAGGTATTGTTACCGTCTCCCTGTCATCTATAGGGGGTTCATTGATGGGGGATAGAAGAGAGGTTTCGCTTCGGTAGTTATAAACCTCATCTTTTCTGATCCATTCCTCAATGGCTTCAACCATTTCAGCATTACTTGACCGCTTATTTCTCTTGGCCATCAGGGCAATTTTCTCCTTCAATTCCTCTGGAAGCCGTAAGTTAACCTGTGGATGTCGATATCTACGCTCTGACATTGAAACTCCTTCGCCAGTTGATAGCGGGCGCTGCGCTTTTCATAAATAGTACGTGCGTACCTATTGACTAGCAATGCGTACCACAATACTATGTATGCATACCTAATACATATGGATAGAAAAATGAAAGTGAAAACGTTACGCATGCCTGAATGGCTTGAAAAGGCGATGGAGTCTCTTGCTTAGAAGTCAGACAGGTCATTTAGTAAGGAGGCGGTCAGGGCGATGAGGGAATACGCAGAGCGTCAGGGTATCAAGTGTCCAGAATGACAAAAGCCCAACGGTGGCTAGACCGTCAGGCTTTTAATTGTCAGTAACTATCGAGGAAACTAACAAAATGAGTATATCAGCACAGATCTCCACTATCAACGTACCGTTCCACGGTGACAACCTGTTTTTGGTAACTATTAACAATGAGCCATTTGTACCAATGCGCCCAGTAGTGGAGGGGATGGGGTTAGCGTGGGGAGCGCAATTTGTTAAGTTGAAACAAAGGTTTAATACCTCTGTTTCGGAAATCGAAACGCAGCTTCCTGGGGATAATCAGCGCCGAAAAGTTACTTGTCTTGCGCTACGTAAATTGGCCGGATGGCTTCACACCATAAATGTGGGCAAGGTCCGCCCGGAACTTCGTGAGAAGGTGGCTTGCTACCAAGAAGAATGCGACGACGTTCTCTATCAGTACTGGACGAAAGGCGAGGTTACCAACCCGCGCAAAAAAGATCATCAGTCATCAGCTACACAGCTTACCCCGTTGCGCCAAACAGCAGAACGCCTGATCACTACCGGCATGGGACGTATCTACCCTGACATCTGGAAGCTGGTACATAAGCAGTTCGAAGTGAAGCACATTCACCAGCTCACTCCGACGCAGGTTGGCGAAGCAGTTGAGTACCTGAATGCGCTTGAGGGTGAGTATCTTGGCAAAGCTAATAAGCAGCTTTCACTCCCGATCTCTTACCCAATGGACTACTTCAATCAGTACGGGCACATCAGAGATATGAATGAGCATACGCTCAGTGCACCCTGGAGATATCCTGCGGACATGCTGGTACCTAATGGAGACAATCCAAACCCATTAGGCCGAATGCTGGGAGAGCTGAAAAGCATGGGGTGCGAAGTGGATGCAGCATTATTCCAGTTGCTCTCTCTTCAACATCACCTGGAATCCTTGCGGCGTAAAATCACCACCATTCAAAGAGCTGTGATTTAACCAGCGGACTTTACCGCCAATCAGCTGTAATCCCAGCCGATCACCAAACCCGCACTCGCGGGTTTTCTTGCTTCCCATTGCATCAGATTACCTTTAGGATTTATCCCATCATTTACGTTTGGGGATAGGGATATGAAGAGGGTTTTATTAATTTTGTCGATTACATTTTTTTTACCACAAATAAGTGTGGCTGAAGAAAAATCAATGGACATGCTTAACCAGCTACACGAAGGGGTTTGCAAGGATCATCAAAAACCTGAACTATGCAAAAGGGTTGTTGGGATTTTGATGAAAGGTGTAAAGCAAAATGATGACATATACATTGAGTGCATGAAAAATAAGCCATCTAAACCTGAAGATGCGATGTCATGTCAGAGCGCAAAAGATGTCAGAGCAAAAATAGACTCATATAACTGAGTAATACAAATTATAAAACTCCTCGCTAATGCGGGTTTTTTTTATGCCCGGAGAATGGTGAATGGCAGGCGAACAGCAAGTTGGAAACATCGTTTATGAAGTAGAAATGAACGTCGCCAGACTCATCGAGGCGCAGCAAAAGGTAAATGACCGACTCGACTCAATGGAGGGTAAGTTCGAGAAAACTGGCAAGGCAGTTAGCGGTGCTGAGAAGTCATTTTCCTCGCTGACAAGGGTTGCCACTGCTCTTACAGCCGCGCTATCAATACAGCAAGTTGCACACTATGCCGACGCATGGACAACTTTAAACAACAAGCTGGCGAACTCCATCAGGACGGGTGAAAACCTCGCTCAGGTTACGCAGCGCGTGTTTGACATCACGCAGTCGACCCGTTCAAGTCTCGATGCCACAGCGTCGCTCTACGCTCGCCTGGAGCGCGCTACCCGCGACTACGGTACCAGCGCTGAAAACGTGGCGAAGCTCACCACGATCATAAATCAGGGATTCGTTGTGTCTGGCGCTACGGCGCAGGAAGCTGAGAACGCCATCATTCAGCTGTCGCAGGGTCTGGCATCCGGCGCGCTGCGCGGCGAAGAATTCAACTCTGTGAACGAGCAGGGTAACCGCCTGATCGTAGCTCTAGCTGATTCGATGGGCGTTTCTATTGGGCAAATGCGTGCTATGGCAGCTCAGGGCAAGCTAACCACTGATGTCGTGGTTAATGGCCTGCTGGGCCAAGGTGATGTTATCGGCAGAGAGTTTGCCAACACAACACAAACCATCGGGCAGGCATTCCAGACCGCCGGGAATAACATCACTCAGTTCATCGGCAACTCATCCACTGTTAAGGCTGGTGTGGCTATCTTCAATGATGCTGTAGTAACACTGAGCGAAAACCTTGATGTCGTTTCGACTGTTATCCTTGCCGTGACTGCTGTTATGGGTTCTCGATATGTTGCCGCGCTAGCCCTTGCCACGCAGAAGCAGTTAGCTTTAGCTGCCAGCGCATACAGTGCGGCGACAGCTCAGGGGGTATTATCGGCAGCATCAGCAGGTCTTAGAGGCGTCATGTCACTGGTGGGAGGCCCTGCGGGTGTGGCAACACTTGCAGCGGCGGCAATTTTCTACTTCTATCAGCGCGCCCAGCAAGCAAGGCAGGAAGCGAATGATCTAGCCGACAGCGTCAACGGCCTTGTTGCAAAATTCAAGCAAATGTCAGCTACCGAAGTCGGCGCGTCAATTGCTCGCATGCGCGAAAGCCTAGTCAGTCTCAGTGATAGCGTTGATGACGCACAGCAAACATACGATAAGGCTACTTACCGGGTAAGTGACCTGCGTAAGGAGATCGACAACTGGGGTAAGGGCACGACGCGCGGGCGCCAGGCTGCTGACGCATTGTCTTCAGCAATGGACGATCAGTACATTGCAGCTGACGCGCTGGAAAAGGCACAGAAGCGCCTGAGCCAGATGCAAAGCGCCA